TACGAGTGAGAGTGCGTTCGAACTGGGCTATCATACCTAGCATTTGCAACATCATAGTACTAACTGGATTCTCTTCACTAGTAAAAGTTAAGCGCTCCGTGTGGAATATTATTGTTATGTTACGTGACACTAAGCTATCTACAAGCTCTTGTAAGTCACGCAAGCTTCGCGCTAGTCTATCTATACTATGTACGTGTAGCGTGTCGCCTGATCTTATATATGCAAGGCATGCGTTAAGCTGTGGCCTATCTTTCGATGCACCACTGATCTTGTCGATGAACTTACGATCTATATATATAGTATCAAGTTGACGATCAATACATTGACCCTCGCTACTTACTCTGATGTATCCGATGTGTTCACCCATGTTAGACCTCACTATATATATAGTTAGTGATAGCTTCGAGACTGCACTCGATCTTTTCCTCTAAGCCATGACGATTCCATACCGTTATATACTTATCAAGATAGGTCGGCACTATAGTACAGTCGTGCGGGATCAAAAGTTGTCTTGCTTGCTCTAAGGTGATCATTATATTACTCACTATTGTTAAAGAGAGAGCATTCTATAATAGCTTTACTGCGTATGTAAACAAAGATTATATAAAGAGTTTAATGCATCTTAATCAGAGTATATAAGATAGTGCAGCGATGTATGACGCAATGCTATAGCTTTAATGCAGTGGATTAAAATAAATTAAAATAAGTGTTGACACAATACACTTAAGAGTATATACTATCTTCATAGTGTTAAGAGGAGGTAAGCATAGATAGGCATAGGGGAGGCTGGTAGCTATGGCCGGTAGGGTACGTGCGCCTTTGATTTGTTCGGGGGGTATACCCCGCCACAGCAGGCCGTATCATAGAGATGGAGCCTCACCCTAATATCAACCAGACCATTTCCAATAACCCTGTATATAATTTTTACAATTTAAGCCCCTCATCCACCAGCATAAATAAATCCCCCTCCATACAAATCCCCAAATATTTTTAATAATGATGTATATATTTTCTACAATAATAGTAATTCAATCAACCCCCCAAAAATTCCCCAGAAAATTTAAAAAAGTCAATAATAATCCCCAGAAATATTAAGGAACAGAGGAATAGATATAAAATGGCGTTCAACCCATTAACTGCGACTAATATACTGGGCTACAATCCTATAAAGTTACACCAAATTCAGGTAAGGAGGTTTATGTCAGACTACAGGGTTGAGATAAAAGTTAGGAATAATAATTTTCTTAGGAAATTAGAAGAATGTGGTTACGCCACTATTGGAGAGTTCTGTAGACGTAATGGCATGATGAACTGGCGTTCTATTCTTGGCGACTTTGCTAATCTTAAGAAGAGTCCATTAGATAGGAGTGGTAAATTTTTAAATATAGTGGAGAAGGTGTGCGACATACTTCAATGCTCACCAGAGGACTTATTCAGTGAGGAACAATTAACTACGGCACTAGAGTCTAATAAAAGGTCTATTATAGTAAATAAGGGTGAAATGAAGTTTATGTTAGAGAATCAGCGTGAGGTATTATCAGTAGAAGACCAAACGGATTTAACAAATCTGAAAGTGAAAGTAGATAATTTGCTTGAGACATTAAATCCCAGAGAATCCAAGGTGATCGCAATGCACTTTGGATTAAGGGGTCATGCAGCTGAGAGCCTTGAAGTAATATCTAAAACATTCGATGTAACACCCGAAAGAATTAGACAAATCAAGGAGAGAGCATTACGCAAACTTCGCCACCCTAGCAGGCATAAGATAGTGAGAGATTATGTGGAAGGATGTTAACCAAGACATGAGAAACAAAGTATGAAAGAAGCACTAACGAAGCCAGAGCTAATAGATCTAGTGGATTTAATCAATTGCCATATAGATGTAATAAGAACCGAGTTAAGGCGTGCAGAAAAAGTACCGAACCAGCCTATTATAGACCTCTGTTTAACGCAGATTTATGCTTGGGGTACTCTTTGCAATAAGATTATAAGGCTAATAGAAGACATAATAAGGAAAGATAATGAAAGAAGCACTAACGAAGTCAGACCTAATAGAGATAAAGGATTTAATCAATGCCCACCTAGATGCCATAACAACTGATTTAAGGCTAGCCGAAAGAACACACGACGAGCCTATGATAGATTGCTTCATAATGTTGATTAGGGACTGGAGTGATCTTTGCAACAAGATTTCAAGGATAATAGAAGATACTAACTAGGAAAAAAGAGTGATGAAAACTAGAGAAGAAGCAACAGCGGAACTTAAGGAGAAGATTGTAGCGCTAATGTTGGAGTTTGGAGAGCGGACGATGAGCGAATTTTATTATCTGAATGATGACAAGAGCTATAGATTAGCCACTCTTATCAAATGGGGAGAACAGTTTGGAAGCATGGATAGACATCTTGGCAATGATATAGTCAATGGCAAATGGGTATCAACAGTATGGTTAGGATTAAATCACAATTTAGGTGAAGGAGCGCCACATCTCTTTGAGACAATGGTCTTTGAGAAGGCAATAGGGTCTATAGAAATCTTCTGCGAACGGTATTCAACATGGCAAGAAGCAGATGAAGGGCATCAGCGAGCAATTCAATGGATTAAGGATGGATGTAGGCTAGACGATTGTGAGAGGATGTATGATTGAAATAGAACTATTTTCAATATTGAAGGGTGTTTAAAAATGAAGCTACCTGAAAAATATAGAGTAAGAATACTAATGCTTGATCCATTATTATACCCCTATTTAGTTCCTTATAAAAAATTTCATTTAAAAGTAATCGCGTCATTTGAGCCTAATGGATGGAATCATGTTTCCGTCTCTCTTGAGCATAGAAATCCATCCTGGAATGAGATGTGTTTTGTTAAAGACTTATTTTTCGATGAAGAAGAATTGTGTCTGCAATTTCACCCAGCAAAATCAGAGTATGTTAATTTGCATAATCATTGCCTTCATATTTGGCAGCCACCGAAAGAACTTGAAAAATATTTAGAGGATTTACCAAATGATCTTAAGGAGTTACTTGATGCGAGCCTGGATGAAAGCTTTGAAAATGATTAAGTGCAAGATTCTGGGACATAACATTGTCTCTTTGTATCAGAGGAATGACGCAGACTCGAAGTGGATACTTGATGACGAATACTGCTCTCGATGCAGAATGACGGCTAAGTAATAATAAATTATATATAGATCTATTCTATGTTTATTATAATGGAGACGCTTTTCTGTGGACAGCCGATTCTAAGTCATATAATTCAAGCACCTAGGTGATTTAATAAGCTGAAGGTAAAGGCTGCTAGTAGATTTAATAAGGTGTTGATAAATTTAGCAGTATTAATTACTATCAGCTTACTAACGGGTAATGCAGTGGGTTATCCACTGAAATTGGGGATAAGTGATGATTTACTTAGAGTCTGGCGTGTTCAAAAAACTCTTGAAATGGGTTACCCAACTGAAGGAAATAGAATGAATTTTAGAGAGACCGGTTGTATTTTATTTGGAATGACAGTAGGCGAAATACTTTGCTTATTAATTCGATGCAATCTTATATGACTAAAAAAATAACATTTACGCCAGAACAAGTAGATTTATTTGAGATTGCTGAGAGAACGTTGGAGCGTTACCTTTCAGCTAATGCAGATGAGTTAAAAAATAATGGTTACCTGTTACTTCGTGGGAAAAACTTAAAAGATTTCAATGAAATAGCTTCTGGTACCGCCACAAATGACGGTACCAAAACAACAGTATTGGGCATCTTTACTTTTCGTGCAGTTCTTAATTTAAAGAAAAAGGATAAAGGAATTCTTTAGCAACCCTGAGTATCGTATGAAAAGATGTTCAAAATGCCGAAAAGAATTTGGGCGACAAAAGTTTAATAATAATCTGGATAAATTTGAAGATGAATAATCAAGAATTAACAAAAGAGTTCCAAAGATGCAGTAAATGCGGGCGATGGGAGCCAAAGAACTATTTAAACAATGAACAAAAGCACGTTTGCCCTATTAACAAAAATGAATGGGTTCCTAAAAGATTTACTGATGGAAAACATATTTATGAATGAATTCACGAAAGAAGAGCTAGAATTAATTTCCATCGGATTGGATTTAGGTAGAACTTAAAGCCAAACTTATAAATTGAGGTACTAAAATGACTAAAAAAATAACATTTACGCCAGAACAAGTAGATCATATTTGTTATCAAATTGGGGACTGGTATTTGATGATGAAACCATTGCTGGAAGGGAATCATAACCTTGGTTATATGAAAGAGAAACTTAAAGACATGATTTGCGGTGAATATCCTAATGAATCTGAAAAAGAAGCAGGAGGAAGAAAGAAATGAGCGATTATTGCCAAAGGTGTAAAGTTCCAGACGAGGATTTGCGTAGGCTTTGGATGAGTTGCTTCTATGAAATGAATGAACTTGAATTACCTTTTGAAACTGAGGTTATTCAAATGCATATTCAGAGCAATGCAAGGGAGTTCTACACTCTTCGTGTCTGCAAGGAATGCCGAGCTGACTGGCTGCATCAAATCAAGCATTGGTTCGAATGCATACCTGATAGAGAGCCACCATGCGGAAGTGGAATCTACATAAGAGACTTTGGTTCAATTAAGGAAATCACTGAAGAAGAATTTCGCTTAAGGGAAACTTGTAAAGAAGCATGTAGTAGGTAGAATAAGCATGTCCATGGGAGTGTCTTAGCGCATATAATCATCGATTGGTGAGCCTCTCAGGGACGCCTATTTAGAGTGGGTGAAACGTACTTGACCTTAACTTTGTGCGTGACAAGAGGGAGAGACTCATTAGGATTATCATGAATTCCGAAGCGCCAAGCTAGGAAGTGCGATCAATTAGCCTGATTGAGGTTCAGCCTGCGCCCTCAGGAGCACGAATGGGCAACTTTAACTTGCAAATCTACTCAAATTAGGTTCTAATGCTCAAAAATTAACTTAAGGAACCATATGTCGAACATAACACTTGCAGAATACTTTATACACTTACGAGCAGAGTCCGGCTTATCTCAGGCTGACTTCGGGGAAAGGCTTGGGGTATCTGCGGGCTATCTTTGTGATATAGAGCACGGTAGACGAGCCTTTAGTATTCAAAAGGCAATCTTGCTTTCCAAGCGCCTTAGAATTGATCCCAAAGATATTCTTGAACTTACTTTCCAAAATATCTTGCTAAGATCGGATATTAATTATCAAATTTCTCTAACTCCAATGGATTAAATTTTATGACAGCTAAAGTTGACGAAGAAAAAATTTGGAAATGGTATTTAATAATAAAGGAGCAATACAATACTCCTGAACCCTTTGCTTATTGGGTTCGTCGTAATGGGTACAATAGTATAGAAGCAGCAAATATGAATTATAGAATCTTTCATATTGAAAAAAATCAGCCGAAAGAATATGCCAAGCGAGTGAAGCTTGTTGATGAATTTAATGCATCTGGACTTATTTTAAATGCATTTGCAGAAAGAAAGGGGATAAAACGAAATATTATTGTTGATATGAGGTACCATTTAAAAGTTAAGGCTATTATTAAGAGGCTCATAGAGGAAAGGGGAAATCCAAAGACAGCTCCTAATTCTACAATTGATAAAATGAAATTCCTTGAAATAAAGAAAACCGATCCTATTCCTGAACCTGAATACGAACCTGAACAAAATTCACCGACAGAGGTCATTCATCCGAAGAATGATATTGAAATAAACATCAGCTTGGGTGTGAAAGTGATTGTCTCTCCTAATGTTGATACAACCAGATTAATTAAAATAATCGAACTACTAAAGGATTTATAATGCTAATACCGTATGAGAATAAAACTATTTACATGGCAAGTCAGCCCGTTGATTTCAGAATGTCGATAGATGGACTTGCAGGTTTTATCCGAAGAGAAGTTGAAAATGCCCATCTTCATGACGGCAGTATATATGTGTTTTATAATGGCAATCAGGATAAAATTAAATGTCTCTTCTGGGATAGGAATGGATTTGTGCTTTATTATAAGCGCTTGGATAAGTGCAGGTTTAAATTTAAGAAGATGCTCGGGGCAATTGAAAGCATCTCTGCTGAAGACCTTGAAATCCTTTTATCGGGATTTGAGCCGATTAATGTTGACCGAACTAAACATCTTTTGGAGAATCTGGCATGATTTTAATTGAGGTATTATGGTGTGTTTCTACCGTAACAGCAACTTTCGGCATAGCGATGATGTTATATCTATATAAGTCTTATGATGATAAGTTTTATGATGATTCGTTGCGCTCGTTAATTGAAATTCTTGACCTTCTTTCAAAAGAGAGAATTGAACTTGCATCCCACCAAAAATCTTCAGAGTTAAAGGAATAGTGAGGAATATGATATTGTAGATCCTAATTCCCAAGTAGCTCAGTGGTAGAGTAAGTGGTGGGGTCGCCACTAGGTAGGCAGTTCGATTCTGTCCTTGGGAGCCAACTACTAATTTAGTAGGAATTAGTAGTTAATTAGTAATTGGAGGCAACGCATAATAGGAAGTGCACCTGATTGTAAATCAGAGGTCGGCTAGCCCGTGAAGGTTCGACTCCTTCTGTCTCCACATAATAAGGATTGTAATGAGTGAAGTCTTCGTCTTCGGAAGTAATCTACAGGGAATCCACGGTAAGGGAGCAGCTAAAAGTGCTCTCCTTGAACATGGGGCAATCTTTGGCCAAGGAGAAGGACGTCAAGGACAGTCCTATGCGATTCCAACTAAAGCGACCCCATACGTTGCCCTTACACTTGTCGCTATTAACACAGGTGTTGCTAGATTTCTTGATTATGCAGAACATAATCCCAGTGAGGAATTCCTAGTCACTCCCATCGGATGTGGCTTAGCAGGATACCAGCCGTTCCAAATTGCACCAATGTTTGCTTTGGTGAGATTTCTCGATAATGTCCAATTACCTCCTGAGTTCCTCGATTATTTACCTAACAACCCAGAATTACTAACCAACTTGAATTGTTTTAATTAAATTTGGACTAACATATAGAGTTTTTATCAAATTTTATGCTATTTTAGATCCGAGGTTCGCATGATGCGTCACTGGCAAAGGATTGCCCCTTTATGGATAGAGCGTTACAGATAAAGCTTGATAATGCCGAGTTGGCTGCAAAACTTAAAGGTAGCCTACTTCTATTTATTCAAGCTTTCTTCCCAATTCTTACAGGCCGAGAATTCATCATCTCTCAGCCTGTGGGTCGAGAAAGTCACTTCATAACCATTTGTCGAGCGCTTACTAAGTGCACTCGCCTCCAAGCTTTGCGTCTTCTTGTCAATGTGCCGCCTGGCCATGGTAAGTCTGTAATAGTCAGCTTTTGGATAGCCTGGTGTCTCGCTAAATGGCCAGACTGTAACTTCCTATATATCTCTTACTCCAAGACGCTTGCAGCGAATCATACTGATACCGTTAAGCGCATAATGACACTTACTCAATACAAGGTGCTTTTCAATGTTCATCTTCGGGAAGACTCGCAGGCAAAGGATAGCTTCACGACTAAAGAAGGTGGGACAGTGTCGGCTTTTGGTGCAGCAGGATCGATTACGGGTCGAAACGCAGGATTGCCTGGTCTGGACAGGTTCAGTGGTGCCGTGGTTATCGACGATTCGCATAAGCCCGACGAAATCCATAGCGATTTGATACGCGAAGGTGTCATCACTAATTATCGCGAAACTATCCAGCAGCGACCGCGTGGCATCAATGTCCCTATCGTCTTTATTGGGCAGCGCCTCCATGAGCTAGACCTACCAGCCTACTTCATCTCTGGCGAAGATGGCTACCAATGGGATACCGTAATCCTTAAGTCTATAGACGATGCAGGGAACGCGCTTTATCCCGAAGCATTCCCTCTGGATATGCTTAAGATTCGACAGGAGAAGGACAGATATGTCTTCGCAGCCCAGCACCAACAAGACCCACAGCCAGCAGGAGGAGGCCTATTCCTAGCTGATGATTTTCCTCTATTGTCTAATGAACCAACATTCTCTATCACCTTTATCACAGCAGATACTGCCGAAACAGAAGACCCCCGCAATGACGCAACCGTTTTTTCTTTCTGGGGACTGTATAACATTGAAACAATGGGACGTAAAACCGGAGTAATGGCTGTTCACTGGATAGCCTGTAGGGAAATTCGCGTTGAACCTAAGAATCTTGAAACGGAGTTCCTAGACTTCTGGCAAGATTGTGCCAGGCATACGATGCCGCCTCTAGTAGCCTTTATTGAGAAGAAATCCACAGGTGTGACACTACTTTCTATTCTAAAGGAAATGCGTGGACTTAAAGTGCGTGAAATTGAGCGAACAAGGCAATCAGGAAGCAAGTCCCAGCGCTTCATTGATATTCAACCCTATATTGCAAGCAAGCAGCTGTCTCTTCCTGCACATGGCGTACATACAGAAATGTGCATTAATCACATGAAGAAGATTACGAACAACAATTCACATGCTCATGACGACATTGCCGATACGGCATCAGACGCCATAAGAATTGCACTGATTGATCGCATGTTACTCGCATTTACACATGGACACGCACTATTCAGAGATAAAGCTAAGGAAGCTGCCTTCAGATTTCAACAATTGGCACAGCTTAAGTTAAGGGCATACAGTAAAAGGAATTAATAATGGCCGTTATTGCTAGGAAGCATACAAGTCAGCTGGATAAGATTAAGCAGAACGTAGAACAGGCGTATATCTACTTTAGGCCGAACTATGAGCGCTTTCATCAGTTCATGAGATTCGTCTATAAATCTACTCTGACAGAGGATGACCTTTCAGTTCTAGCGACGCTCGGCCGTCCGCAGATTGAATTCAATATGATGGAAGCTTACATCTCAAGACTCCGTGGAGAGTTTTCAAGGATGGAGCCTGGCTTTGTGATTCGCGCTCTTGACGGCTACGAGGATGTAGATCCAAAACTGCTATCAATCCTAGAAGCCCACTTCAGGTCAATACTGGTCGATTCGGACAACGAGGGATTCAGTTATGACGTCTATACAGACCTCCTAGTAGGCGGCTTTTCAGTAGTAGAGGTTTACACAGATTACATATCAGAGATGTCAATGGATCAGAAAATCTGCACCCAGAGAGCCTTTGATCCAACCCTCTGCGGATTTGACCCATTAGCAAGGAAATCCCACAAAGGCGATGGGAATTTCTGTTTCCAATTCTTCCCTAGAGAAGCCGAGGAGGTAGAAAAGGAATTCGGTTCCAATGCACTCAAAGGCTTAAAATATGCCCGCTCCTTCTCAGGATTCAATTGGTCATACAGAGCTGCCCGCAAAGATATCGTACTTCTTTGTGATTACTACATGAAAGAAATTAAGAAGGAACGCATTACGAAGCTCACCAATGGAAAGGTAGTGAGTGTGAAGCACTATGAGGAACTAATGCTCCTCTGGGATAAAGCAGGCTACATTGAGCAACCACCTCAGCCAATCGGCAAGATGCGCGATAGCATGATTGAGAAGATTTCGCTCCATCGCTTCACAGGTGCTGAACTCTTGGACGTCCAGAAGACGAACTATAAGATGCTGCCACTGGTCTTCTTCGATGGCAATAGTGCTGTACTTAGAGACAATAATGATTCCACAGCGGAGCAGATGACGCGTCCCTATATCTACAATGTGAAGGACGCTCAAAGGCTTAAGAACTATGCTGGACAGTCCCTTGCTAATGAACTTGAGAACACCGTTGAGCATAAGTTCATCGCGGCCATTGAGGCAATCCCAGAAGATTATCTGGAAACCTACATTAACATTCAAAAGCCTAGCACACTCTTGTTTAACGCGTTCTTCGAAGGCGACCCAACCATTCCTATTCCTCCTCCAAGAGAGATTGTTAGAACGCCAATCCCTCCTGAAATCAGCTCAACGTTCCAGATGTCGGATAATCTAATTCAGGGCATCTTGGGTTCCTATGATGCAGCCCTAGGTATTCAGAATAATGAACTCTCTGGCGTGGCTATCATGCAGGGTGCTATGCATTCTAATGCTGCGGCCATGCCTTACACAGTAGGCTTTATGAAGGGGCTTAATCGAGTTTGTCAGATTATTCTGGACTTGATACCGAAGTACTATGTGACCCCTAGGAGCCTTCCAATTGTGAAGCCTGATGGAAAGCGCTCCTATGAAGTGATTAATAAGAAGGGCTCACCCTTTATGACCTACGACCCTATGAGTCTGGATGTAAAGGTTGAAGCGGGGGTTAACTTCGCAGTTCAGAAGCAGATTAGTCTTGAGACTATTATCCAACTCATGCAGACCTCAGAATCCTTTGCAGCCTTCATTAACACTAAGGGTCTTGGCATACTTCTGGATAACATTGAAATTCGGGGTATTGAAGGACTCAGACAGGCCGCTAGTGAGTTCATGGAAGAAACGGCTAAGAAGCAAGCTCAGGCTGAGCAGATGGCACAGCAACAGGCTCAACAGCAACTCGATCCTAAACAGGTCATGGCGATGCAGGCTAACGCTGAAATGGCGAAGGTTCAGCAGAAACGTGAGGCTACTCAGCAACAGACTCAGGTTGCCCTTACTAAGATTGCCACTGATGATGCAGTTAAGAATAAGCAAGCTGACATTGATTTCATGAAGGTCATGGCTGATATTCAAGGGAAGGAAACTGAGGCTGCTGTGAAGCAAGAATCGGTTGACGCAGAGAATGCCAGAACTGCTGTGAACATGGCAATTGACGTCAGTAAGCATCATCATGAGATTAAGAATTCTGATAGAGAGCATGAGCTTAATAAGAAGAACTTGGAGAAGAAAGGTGGCAAAAAACCGAAGACGTAGGGGATACTGTCGGTGCAACACGTGCTTGTTCAGGATGCGCAGTGGCTGGTGGAAGCGTGAGTTAATTGAGAGGGATATTATAAAGGAGGCGAAGAATGCCATTTAAGTCAAAAGCCCAGGCTCGATATCTCTTTGCTAAAGAGCCTGAGATAGCGCAAGAATTTGCAGACAAAACCAAAAGCATTAAAAGTTTGCCGAACAAAGTTTCTAAAAACAAAAGGAGAAAGAAGAAATGAAAGTAGACAAGAATAAGAAGACAACCGAACCCATGAAGGAAAAAACCGGGTCAAAGTTGAAAAAATTGCGCACATCCGAAACCAAGACTAAAGAGAAAGAAGGTAATGGCCGGCGTGTAAAGTCTAAAATGAAAACTGATTGCTAATAAGGAATACTATGAACATTATAATTACACTACTATCCAGTCACTTACTCACAGTCATCGAGAATGAACTCATTTCCAATGAGCCAGAAATCGTAGCAATGATTGAGAAGGAACTTCAGCTTCTAATGAGCAAGCTTGAGAACCTGATTTCGGCTAAGAATCCTGCTTTAGCTAAAGTGGTAAATCCTGCTCTTGCTACAGTTGCTACACTTGCTAATACAGGAGTCTCAGCAGCTGCTTCAGCGGTTTTGTCTCAAGTGAACGGAGGGAGTGGAAATGGCTAAGCTTGCAAAAAAAGTTAAAAAGATGGCTGCTAAGCCAAGTGGGGGCGCTAAAAGTAAGGGTAAAAAAAAATGGCTAAATTAACATCGAAGAAAAGGAACTCATTGCCGAAGAGTGATTTCGCTGGTGCTGACAGGAGTTATCCAGTTAATGATAAATCCCATGCCGCTAATGCTAAGGCACGCGCTTCTGAAATGGTCAATAAAGGTAAACTCTCTAAATCCTCTGAGGAGAAGATAGACTCAAAGGCTGACAGAGTACTTGTAAAGAGGAAGAAGAAATGAAAAATGAATCTAAGATTAAGATAGACATTAAGGGCTATTCTCATGATTATGATTGTCATACCTCTTATCGCCTAAATGATTTCGAAAAAAGTAATCCAAAGATGTTGGCTGAAATCGTTAAGTCTATTGAGGCTCAATTGGATGGATTTATGCAAATGAAGGAAGAAGCTAATGAGAGACAAGCCTAAAGGAGGAATGACTTTGAAGTCTAAGCAGAATACCAAGGAGAAACGCCATGGAGACGCTAAAGAAGATAAGAAAATGGTTAAAGAGATGGTTAAGAAGTCTAGTCTTAAGTGAATGTAAGAATTGGCCTAAGAGTTATCTGCTTTACCATATCGAATAATTGTTGCTATACTAGTGCAATTAGTACCTGACTAGCCAGGATGGACGCTAGGAGATTTACGCAACTATGCGGAATAAATAGTCGGCAACTAGCACGGACGTTAGGACATTACGGTCACGCCGGAAACAGTGAGGTTTCAAATGGATGCAAAGGAAATTGCAGAAGAATTGCAAGAAACTAATGTGGGTGATGACGCGGCTTTGAAAGAGGTCGAGGAAGCACCACCTGAGAAATTGCTTCCTGCTTCCCAAGTGACTGAGCTTATTAAAAAGGCCAAACGCAAAGGAGAGCAGAAAATGCAAGAGCAACTAGATGCAGCTAAGCAGCAAATTGAGCAGCTTCAGGGACAACAGGAGCAACAACCTGTAGCACCTCCTCAGCAACAGCAACAAGCCCAGCAGCCTCAACAGGCACCACCGGGAATGTCGCCAGAGCAGATGCAACAGATTATGCAAATGATGCAACAGAAGCAGCAAGAGGAGCAAGAAAAGGCTCATCAAGCACAGTTGGAAAAGGAAGTGAATGACGTAGCTCAAAGCTACTTCGGTAAGTTGGCTCAAGGACGAGAAGCATTTGAAGACTTTGACGCTGTTACCGCAAACTTTGACCCTGCTGCATTCCCACAATTAGTGTATTTAGCAACTCAGTCGGATAATACTGCGGCTATCATTTATGAGCTTCAGAAGAATCCTTCTAAGTTAGCCACTCTCTCTCACTTGGTAGATAAATCACCTGCCATGGCAAGAGCAGAAATGGCCAAGCTTAGTCAATCTATCAAGATGAATGAGGACGCTAAGAACAACTTGCAAGAAGCTCAAGATCCACTCAACCGTCTGAAACCTTCACCAGTGGGAACAGACGGCGGCAAACGCAATGTGAGAGACTATAAGAACGCAAATTTCTTAAAGGCTTAAACCACATTTGCTCATGTCTGTTCTCTTAATAAGGATATTATTGGAGAAGAGACATGGCTATCCCAAATAACATTTTACAACAAGTCCAAACTTACCAAATGAGTAACTTGGCCTACTTGCAGAACTTAAACTGCTTTGTAGCTACTGCTAACACCAAATTCAAAAACTTCGAGAAGCTCACCGCAAATCTTGGCGACACGGTCACTTTTGACTTGCCCCCACGTTTTACGACTGCACGCTCACTCGTAGCAACTTTCCAGTCTGCTGACCAACGTGTAGAGAACATTACCGTTGACCAAGCGATTAACGTTTCCTACGCCTTCACCGCGCAACAATTTATATTCAACGTTGAAGACTACATGGAGAAATTCGGTAAGTCTGCGGTCATGCAAATGTCTGCCACGATTGAATCCGACATTGCAAGCGTATGCGTAACATCGCCTTATCGTTTCTACGGTGATGGTATCACCCCAATTAACTCTTATGGTCAATTGGCAAATGCTCTGGCCATGTTTCGCAACTATGGTGCAGCGAAAGATAATACCAAGTTCTATTTGAGCGATATTGCACAGTCAGCAATCGTTAATACTGGCTTGAATCAGTTCGTGCCAAGACGTAACGATGAGTCTGCAATGTCATGGGATGTTGGTAATTTTGACCGTTCAGAGTTCTATATTTCCAACTTACTTCCAGTTCATACTTCTGGGACTGTTGGTGAAGATGGGACTGTCTTGACTGTAGTTTCTACCGTCTTGGATGCCAATGGCGCTGTGATTCAAATAGTATTCTCTGGAGCTACTGACAGCGATCCAAATGCCATTAAACAATATGACAAAGGTCAGTTTAATGACGGCGTTGCTGGATTCCCAAATCTTAGATACCTGACTTTCATCGGTTATGAAGTATCAAGTAACCCTGTACAGTTCCGAGTACTCGCTGATGCTGCTGCTACTTCTGGTGGGGATGTTACAGTGAATGTATTCCCTCCATTGCAAGCGGCTTCCGGTAATACTCAGAATCTTAACTTCGCAATTCAGCCTGGTATGCAAGTTACCTTCTTACCTTCGCATAGAGCTGGCGTGATTATCTCTGGTGACCCTCTGTTCTTGGCTATGCCTATGTTGCCTGAAGAAGTTCCATTCCCTACTGGTAATGAGGTTGACCCTGATACTGGCGTAAGCTTAAGGATGTATTATGGTTCCCTGTTTGGCCAGAACCAAAGAGGAATGATTCATGACGCGATATGGGGGAAGACACTGGTACCGGAATATTCAATGAGTGTAATTTTTCCCTTGTAACAAAACAAATTTCCCTTATGTGATAATGATGATATCATAAAGTTTTCACATAAGGGAAATAAAATGGCTAGAAAGACTAGTTGCAATGACTGTAATAATGAGAAAGAACCTAATTATCTAAATGATGCCTGCTGTGCAAAATGCAGAAGCATTAGAAATAAGGCCAAAAGAGCGCAATCCATGATTGATAAAGGTAAGCGACCTTATGGCTCTGGGCGAAGTCCGTTATGCAGTAATTGTGGCGAATTGAAGGATGAAACGCATTTGACAAGTGGTTATTGTCGAAAATGTAATTTAAACCGAATCAGTGCAACTTGTGCTCGAAATCGGGAATTAAGAGGTCAAAAGCCTTTAGGTTCTGGAAGAAAAGATGAATGTTGCAGATGTGGCGCACTTAAAGAAGATGTTAACGTTGGGTATTGCTTCGAATGCAAAAGAATAACGGAGCGGGAAAGGCGTTTGAAATACAAAGAATCGCCAGACTTTGTTGTGAATGAGCGTATAAAAGTTAATACTAAATATCGTGATAATGTTGACTTCAGACTTAAGAAATTAGTTAGAGCATCAACTAATCGCGCCATTAGACTCGGGTTACTTATTAAGGTGCCTTGCGAAATTTGCGGGGTAGAAAAAGTTGATGCTCATCATGATGACTATTCAAAGCCATGGGATGTAAGATGGTTATGTAGACTTCATCACGCAGAGCACCACAAAAACGAAAAGAAGTAAAACTGTAACGGGAGGCATAACGCCTTCAATAACGATAAGGATATTAAAATGAGTCAATCAACCCCCGTAGTCAATGGTGGAATTAAGTACATCAACGGCTTGCAAATGAGTTATACATCTGCGACTTCTATCACCGTTCAACCTGGACGAGCACGCGATGCCTTCAATGTGAATGATATCGTAGTCGGTTATCTTCCTAACGTAGCTGCTAGCCAAACTGGTGAAGCGATAATTCCTCCTTATCCAGCTGGAGTGCCAATTGTAGTAAGCACTGCATTAAATGGCGCTGGTGGTCTTGATGTAGGAACCATTGCTGACAGTTCATTCTATGCTGTGTATGCCATCGGTGACAGCTATAACGTCAATCCTGGTAGCGTGATTTTATCCCTTAGCAACACTGTTCCATATTTCCCTATGGGCTACAATCTGGCTCGCCGAATTGGTTACGTCTTAACGAGTAGTGGTGGAAGCATCCTTGCATTCTGGCAGTATGGTAATGGTGATGTTCGTGATATGTGGTATGACGTCGGTATCGCAGTTCCTACTACCTCAGGAAGCACAGCGTATGCTGCTATTTCATTGATTACATCAGTACCGATTATGGCTACTGAAGTCTTCATGAAAGTAGCATATACAGCCAATAGTGCGACTGACATTGCGTCATTCCTACCATTTGGCTCTACTGCTACCAATGGCATTCAGATTTTTGGCTACGGTGTAGCGGCTGAGCAGCAAGGAATGCTGACCATCCTTACCGAAGTCAATACTACACCTGCTCCGGCGTTCCAATATAAGACTACATCTGGTAGCGATACATTGGTTCTTACGACAGCGGGATACAGAGACTATTTATAAGCTTGATTGCATAAGGATATGCCATGGCCTACCCAACGCTTCAATTAATCACGAATGCCTATTATGAGTCAGGCATTGTGTCCCGTGGTTTTGAAACGGTGACTGGCCAACAGGAAACTGACGGCTTATTCTTTCTGAACGATCTGCTAGACGATAAGACTGTGGATAACGGTCTTATCCCTTATTACTTAGAATACGATTTTGCAGCAGTGATTGGTCAAGAGAAGTATTTTATTCCAAATCTAATCAATGCTGATACCTTTGTCTTTTATATCAATTCGGTTCGCTATCAGACAGAGAATCGTGCTCGGCGTGAGTACTTCGGTAGCTCAAGAGCCGACAACATCAAGTCGCTGCCTGGAAGCTGGCATTTAGAACGTTGCTTTCAAGGTGCGAATATCTACATCTATTTCAAGCCTGACCAGAATTTTCCACTTACTATTTGGGGACAATTCCGATTGGCTGAGGTGACTCTACAACAGGATTTATCACTCACTTTAGATCGCTTCTATATTAACTACCTTCGCTACGAACTCGCTGTGAGACTCTGTGCTGAATATAACTATTCCGTTCCGCCTGGAGTTGATAAGGCTTACAAGAAGTATGTAATAGATATTAGTAAGAAAAGTGGGCCGATGGATTTAAATTTAACCAAGCTGTCTACTCTTCAACGTAGGGGCTCGATCAATTACGGTCAAGTCAATCTTGGACATGGTTGGATTGGATAAGTACATATTGTATTATAAAGGGACTGATTAATGAAGTCAACGCCTAACTCAACAGAAGTTCCCGTTAAGATCGTAGGTAGCAGCATCTTCGGTGTGCATCCTATGATTAGCGATGAGCGCACGTGGAACATGTTCATCAGTGATGAGTGGCTACTAAACTTCGCAGGCTACGAGCAAGCTGTTGCCATCTTAGGTTATGGCCTAGAAGGTCGCGCACTCTATAAGTCCGTGCGCGGTAACTTCATGGTGGCAGTAATTGCCGGAAATATTTATCGCATTAATCCGAACCTTGGCTATGAATTTCTGAACAGCATCGATACCTTCTCAGGTGAAGTCTTCATGGACGAAAACCTGAGCTCACAGATTGTCATCGTAGACGGTTCCCCAACGGCTTATATCTACAATTATTCCGATGGCATTAACTCCGTTGCTCCAGTCCATTTTACAGGAATCACTCAATCATTCATCCCGAATTACATAACCTACCAGAATACTTACTTCATTTTCGGGAATGGCAATACGACTATAAACGGTGCTAATTGGTACATTTATCAGAGCGGATATGATCCCTCTGATCCCTCAACAGCATTCGACCTATTCTTCGTGCAAGTGCTTGCGCTCCAGACAAAGCCAGACTTCGCTAAGGCTGCAATTCGGATACCTAGTCACGGGAATAACCTCCTGGTTCTAGGTTCAACAGTTGGAGAAATTTGGCAACAAGTCGCAGGACTACAAGTATATCAACGTCAGCCTAACGTCAACATCGACTATGGAGTAGAAAGTGTTGCTACTATAGCTGCCAGTGATGACATGATTGCATGGCTAGGCATCAACGAGAAGTCTAATGCAGCCATTATGGTTATGCGTGGAGGAAAGGCTGAAGTCTTATCCACGGACGGTATCGACAATCTACTAGATAGTCTCATTCATCCAGAGGTATCAACGGGCATGTTCTATCGCCAGAATGGCCATACATTCTACATACTTTCATTTTATGACCCAGCTGATGACCTTACCATCATGCACGACTTCACCACTGGCAAGTTCTTCGACTTGACTGATTGGGACTTCACTTACCATCCAGCGCGACAAATGGCCTTCCTTGGCAATGAGATTTACTTTATTTCCCTGAAGCAAGGTTCTGTAATGCGGATGGCTAATGACCTCATGACGATTTCAACGGATGCCGATAATGACTATGAAATTCCCAGAATAAGGCGCTGCGATACCTACCGACTGCCAGGCTCAGATAGATTCATTGTAAATCAGTTCAGCTTCACGGTGATGAATGGTACCGAACAAAATGTCAGCTTGACATATGAGTGCGACGGCTACATTCTTGGGGAAGTGAGTGGTCAAATAATGTATAGCGAGAATCTTGAGCCCCTACTTGTCGAAGGGGGAAGCTGTCAGATATATCGACCGAAGATTGAAGTTAGCATGTCGAAAAATGGCGGCCATACCTACAGTAATGCAATGCCATACTTCATGCACGCCACAGGAGACTATAAGAACCAACCTAGGTTTAACAAGCTAGGTGAGGCTAACCAGTTTACCATCCAGATGAGGTTCTGGGGATTTGGTGCTGTGGTGATTAATAATGGCAAGCTGGAGGTTTATCAATGATAATCCCAGTATTCAACAGTGGGCAGTATACCGGAGAGGATGGCTATCAAACGCCCGAGACTCAGATGTATAATGACCAAATGAACAACGTTTTGCGTAATGGTCTATCGGACAATGGATGGACACTCCCTGTGGTTACACAGGCGCAACTTGCAGCGATTTTTGCCTCCACAGGTGTGAATGGGATGCCCAACGGTACAATTTGGGCAGTAGCAGACCCGGCAATAAATCCTACCTACAATGAGATTGTAGTAAAGCTTGATGATGGCACCGGAATGGGAACAAGTGCCCTCTATAAGCTAACGAAGACCGCTTATCCATAAGGATGTGACATGAGCATTTTAGACAGTATATTTGGTAAACCAAAGAACCCGATGGACGAGGCTAGTAAGTATACTAATCAGATACCCGGTGTCGGACATGATGCTTATGACTCCTATATTAATCAAGGGCGACAATCCGGTGCCAATGCTCACGATCAATATCAATCTATGCTAGACGATCCTCAGGGCTTCATTAATAAGATTATGGAAGGCTATAAGACTTCAGCAGGATATAACTTTCAGAAGGATGAGCTACAGAAGTCCATGGGAGCCGCGTCAGCAGCGGGGGGATATCGAGGGACACCACTAGACCAAAATAATCAAGGTGAACAAATTCAAGGGCTACTGTCCAAAGACCAACAGCAATGGTTGCAGAATGTCTTAGGCCGTTATGACACTGGATTACAAGGTGAAGCTGGTGAAGCTACTCAGGGTTACAATGCATCAGGAAGTCTGGCTGACATCCTTGGGAACAATCTTAATCAGGAAGGTGGAATGGCTTATGGTCAAGCTCAGCAACAGAATAAGACCAGAACTGATATGATTCAAACCTTGATTAAAGCCTTAAGTTCAGGTGCTGGAGCCTTCGGGGGTCCGATAGGAGGCGCACTTGGAGGAGCAATCGGCTCAGGAATTGCTGGTCCACTAAGTGGTTCTTCTAACGCACCTTGGGCTAACCCAGGTTAAGGAGAATCATAATGGCTATTACAAATTGGGTCGATTATTCAAATAAACCACTTCAGGACACCGTCTGGACGAACCTTCTTGAGAATACGCTCAAGGGTTATAAGATGGGACGTGAGCCTGCGAATATGGCTGCTGAAGAGAAGAAGAAGGCTTTGGCTAATCAGTTGTCTGAAATGGAGAATGAGCATAAGCCGAAAGAGTATGCGCTTGGCGATGAGCAGAAGAGACTTGCAAATTCCATTCAGGAAGAAGCTTTGAAATATTTGCCTAAGAAACGGCAGCTAGAAGAAGAGTATAAGCAATCGATAATTGATAAGAATAATCGACCCAGTATCGGCGGCAAAGGAGCGGGAGCCTTAGCTCAGGCTTTGCAATTGAGAAATAACTTAAATCCTAAAGACCCTAATTACGAAAAAGATGCTAAAACAATTGATGATTACATAAAGAAGATTTCTACGAATTCTGCTTCTCTGGGAGCAGCATTGAAATTTAATGGCGTCGCTGCCAATGAGCAAAAACTTTGGGAATTGGAACAGACTCCTACGGATAATATGTCGATTGATGAATTAAAGTCTCACAAGGAACACATTGAAAGGATTAAGAATGCGATTGATACGGGTCTTGAGCATACCTCTGAAGGAACTGAACGGACTAAAGTTCTTAATGACACTCAGTATAAACGTGGGTTGACTACGATTGGAAAATTGCATGATGAGCTAAATGATATTAACGAGGGCCATTTTCCTGGAACGAAGAAAAATCTTACACCTGAGCAACAAGACGCCATGCGCAATGATACTCTTTTAAAGATTATTAAAGATGTAACTGACCCAGCTACTCGTTCTAGCCTTATCCAGTCTGTAAACTTAAATATTACTCTGGATTCTGTCGATTCAGATTCTTTGTCTGACTACTCTGGAATAGAGGGTCAAGTTGATAAAATAGGCGATTCTCTTAAGGAGGCATTAGGAGCAGATAATCCCCGTTATCAGAATTATTTAGCGCAGGTATCGAAGACTGTCGCTGCTGCTAAGCAATTACGCAAATATTTAGCTACTTCAATTCAACCTTCTGAACAAGAAAGATTGGAACATCTTCTTAAACCTGAGGCGTGGAATGTATCACCAAAGACAGCGAAGGCTAACTTTGATTTCATGCGTGATTTATTGCATAGAGAAACCAATACCCTTGTGCGAGCTGCTAATGATGCGTCACTGTACAGACCTAAGGCCAATACAGGCAATACAGGCAATAGTACCCCTTCGACTTCTAAGAAATTTGATTGGTCGAAATATCCTGTAGCGGGGCAATAACTATGGATACAATAGGCGTAATTAATCCAGGAAGCGGCGACGTTCATTATATTCCATATGAAGATTTGGGCGCAGCAATGGAGGCAGGCGGTAAATTTGCTGATGAATCCCAAAAGCAGAAAGCGATTCAATTACAGAGTGGGTCTTCAAACGAATCTCAAATTCCTTCGTCGCCATTTAATCAACATGGAAAATCCCAAGAAAGTCCTGAGCCTAAAGAGAAAACTGGCTGGAAAGCACTCGGAGCAGATACATTAGACATGCTCCAAGGAGCTTTGAAGGGAGGTATAGGATTTCTTGGGAGAGCTCCGGCTAATATCAAGGATATTAATCAGCAAGTAGCCGAACATGGTAATGAAGCTAAGAAACACAATCTTGGCCAATTGCTTGCAGGCGGTGCAACTTTAGGAAAGGCTATTATCAATGCGCCGCATGATTTGTCCAAAGAGTTTGCGAGCAAGGAGCTTCTTCCATATAAACCTGCAAATGATTTCGTTAAATGGGGTTCTAAACTTATTCCTCACATTCCAGAAGATACGGGCATTGAGGAGAAGCTCGGACTTCAACCAACGCGGAAGAGTGATGAATTCATACGTGCTTTACCTGCTGCGCTTACGACAGCTTTAGGTGCTGTAAGGGTAGGTAAGGGAGCCGTTAAATGGGCGACAGCTCCAAGCAAGAAGACAGCATTTTTACGCGAAATGGAAAAGGAAGTTGCTGATGCTAAAAAGACTTATAATTTAAGCGAAGAGCAGATAGAGAAGTTACGAGATAAGCTTAAATTAGAATACTCTGAAAAGCATGGAGGGGATATTGGTGAGTTAACTCCAGTTGGGCAACAAGTGGCAATTAATAAGAAGACTCGAGCTATAAAAGATCGAGCGGAAGAAGCTGGGAAACATATCGAGAGTGGAGAGCCCCTCGTTAAGCCTGACGTTAAAGGTGCAGAAGAAGCTCTCTCTGGAGCGCTTGAAAGTACCCGTGCACATGAGAAGCATGGAGGTAAAATTTACCAAGATGCCATTGTAGAAGATAAGAATACAGCCTCAAAACTATATAATGAATACCGGGAAGATTTAAGCAAGAATGAAATCAAGGTTAATAATTCTTCAGAAATTGAGGAAGTGACAAAAGAATTAAACAAAGTGAAAGATGAGAGCGAATTTGCTCCCGGTTATGGCCATGGTTCGAAAAAACAGCTAGCTCTGGAAGCACAGTTAAAGAAACTAGAAACTGAAACGGTGAATGCTGCTGACGTATTCTCATTGAAACGCACCCTTGATACACTTGCTGAACAAGCCAGAGATAGACAATTCGCAACTGGAATTACTGATGAAGAGCGCAAGGTTCATAGGCTAAGGGCTGACAGTCTTGAAAATAAAGCTGATAAACTTGGTAAGGTTTTGGAAAATGTTGGTGGAAAAGAAGCTTCGAAAAAACTTAAAAACGCTAACGAAATTTGGTCAAAGTATGCCTCTGTGCGAAACCATCCTATGGGTAGGGCGCTTCTTAAGACAGGGCATTTACCTCCAAATACTATTGGCAAACTAACGACTAAGAGTGCACATAGTGGAATACAGCGAGCAATAGATTATCTTAATAAGATTAAGGATGAGAGTCCTCAGCTTCAGAAGCATATTCTGTCGCAAAAGTATGGGAAAAAAAGTCAGTTTGAACACCTTCTTAATCCCAAGGAAGAGGTCGAACCTTATCTTGCTAATAGGGATGAACTGCATCCTCACATTGAAAATCTTCGTGAAACCAAGCACGCAGCCACGCAGCATGAAGCGCTTGCTTCAGCTATGAAGGCAGCCAAGGAAACTTCTGAAATCAAGGGGCAAATCAAGTTCCATGAAAACGCCATTCCTCAGATAAAGGAGAAGATTAAGATTGCTGATGCGGCGGGCGAAGATCATGCTAAACTGGATGAAGAGCTTAAAATGCATAAGCAGAATCTACAGGATAAGAATTATAGGCTTAAACAGCTGGTAGGAGTAGCCCTTAAGGTAACTGGCATTTCAGCTATAGCCCATAAAGCCGGATTGTAATTACCGAATATCATCGACTATATCTTCGACGATATTTCGTAGGGCAAAATATAGACAGATGCTCCAAAAGATAGTTGATAACATAATGCTCTCCTGATTAATTTATGGGCATTGTACAATAGAACATGGACAATAATCAAGCAAAGGATTTGCAATGAGTATTCCAATAGATCCAAGGTACATTCCATGGTTTGCACCAGGCCAAGTTTTTTATGACAAGGACACTGGACTTCCTTTAGCAGGCGGCATTGTCACCTTCTTTCAGGATAATCAGCGAGGCATGTTAAAGTATGTCTTTCAGCTTACAGGAACCTCTGGGAATTATCTATTCACTGAACTTCCCGACCCAATGATATTGAGCGCTATTGGAACCTTTGTCGATTCTCTTGGTAATCCCGTAGTTCCCTATTTCTTTCCGTACGATGCCGATGGGAATGTCCAACTCTATTATGTAACTGTCTACAGTGCAGGTGGAGTATTCCAGTTCGCAGAGCAAGCTGTCCCATATATAAGCGATAGCGGCAATAGTGAAATCTCAAGCGCCTTTGTGAATGAACTTTCTAATCCACAATTTGCAGAGATTCTCTTTCCGGCTGGCACTACTCCCTACGTATATAGTTTTACGAGTCCATCGAGTCAAGTAGCGGCTCTGGCTCCTGGTTGGGACTTAGTAGTATCTGGAAGTGGAGCAAGCACAGTTACTGTAAAGCAATTAACACCAGTAGGAACTCTGATTATACCTACTAATCCCGGGACAATTCTTGATATTAATTCAGCAGGATTGACAAGCCTCATCCTCCGACAACGTCTATACGGCTCGCCTGACTTATGGGCGTCAGGATTTCTCTCGGCTTCCTTAATAGCAAAGACCTATTCAGGAACACCGACTGCGATTACGATGAACTATGCAGATTCAACTTCGCCGACAGTAAATATTCCGATAATTTCGGGCACTATCCCTGAAGATGGTTATTACCACGTTCTTACTGGAACAGTTGAGATACCTAGTTCAAGTAATCCAGGCATGTTCCCAAGCGCTTATATTGACATTGATATTGTTATACCAGTTGGAATTGAAATAGCCATTAGCAGTATCATGCTGGTATTCACAGGCACCGTGCCTGTTGATGGCATTATCTATGCCCAAGATTCCCAAGAGCGTCAGATTGATCAACTCTATCATTATTACAATCTGCCACTGCAATTCAAGCCAATTCCAAGTTATCTTGTCGGCTGGGACTTTCCCTTAAACCCTGCACAGTTAGGCACGGCATTTCCAACTACTGCTATCAATTCGATCTACACTTGGGATCAAACCATTCAATTCAGCACCGCTGCCAGCAACCTATCTGTGTCTCGTGCTACGACAGCTGGGCGCGGTGGTTATCAGATTTCCGGCGCCACAGCAAATACATCTGGTGCAATAATTCAGTATATCGACTTACCCACTCTATACGATATCTTGACGAACGATCTGTCTGTGAATGTCTCAGCATTAGCCTCAGTAGGAATAATGGCAACTGTTTCTCTCTGGATTACAGCCAATAGTAGTATTACAGGCATTGCAGCAGGAACGTCCCTTGTAACTGCGCTGGACGCCTTTGGCCATCCTAGTACTGTCGTAAGCGGCTGGGTAGAAGTTACTCGTAAGTTCTATCCGAATAATGCGACATTTACTATTGGAACCTCAGTCGGCAATGAATTCAATGACTATGGTTTCACAGGCTGGAATGTGGCTAATAATACCTCTTCGGCTGCTCTAATTGATACGGCAACCTTTGGAGCTATAGTAGTTGGCTTTGCACCAATCACGGTGGGCAATAGTGTGACGATTAATTCTGTATCGCTCGTGCCTGGTAAGATAGCTACAAGACCTGCGCCACAGACATTTGATGAAGTTCTTCGAGAATGTGAACGTTATTATGAAAAGAGTTATGCCGATGGAATAGGGGTAGGTGCTTCAGGTACGGCAGGTGCAAATAATCAGCTTATAGCAGCTCAAGGAGCAACCCTAGCAGGTTCTACAGTTTCTATGTATGCACAATATTTCAATATTATTTGGAAAGTCCCTAAGAGAAAGCCTCCTGTAATAGCATTTTACTCACCTCTCTCTGGGGTTAAGAATGATATCACATTAAATTTATGGCTAGGTGGATTAGAATTAATGCCTGTGGATGTTACAGCTATCAAGCCAGACGCCGCCGGAGGCAGATGGGTTTTATTAACTAGCGATACTAAATGCGCAACTTATGTGCCAGCGGATGCAGGAACATTAACAACCTTTTCCAATTCTGGGGCACAGACGAACCCCTATGGATTCATTCTTTTTCATTATACTTCAAATGCTCAACTTGGATTAGTTTAACAATAAGGACATATCATGACCGTACAATATAAATTACAACATGACATAGCCGGATACAACGGGTATGGACTACAGTTCTCAGACCTGAAGTACAGCGTGACTCTAACTGCCTCAACTAATACTACGCAGGCGGTTCCGCTGAGTGGAGCAATAGGAGCACCCCTCAACACGATTAATAAGTACCTAGCCGTGATTAATGTCACCTCTGGCGACGTCGTCTGGTGCGCTAATAATGCAACCGCAGCAATTCCAGCCGGAGATACCTTTGCAGCCACAACCTCTGACATGATTAACGGTGGCGAATATTATGCCAGAGAAGTTAAAGCAGGCGATGTTCTTCATTTTATCACAGCAGCTACAGGAGCTTCGGTAAGCATATTGTTCTATGCATTGCCAGCCAATTAAAGTGTAACTAGCACAGGGAGTGTGCATATGTTTTTACAACCTGATCAGAAGTTCAGTACGTTTGCCGTGGGCGGTGCTCCAGTAGTAGGCGATATCATAGTCGGACTACGCGGGGGCATTAACACGCAATTTATGTACACAGGAGTATTGCCTCCAGGTGTAATTGTACCTATTGCAAGTGGTGGCACAGGAGCCGACACAGCTGCTCAAGCGATTGTTAATCTTGGATTGACGGGAACACTGACAGGAACTGCTAATCAGGTCTTAGTGAATGGTACAAGCGGAACAGCTGAGATAGGAAATTCTGTACTGACCTTACCGCAGGATATAGCCACTACAAGTTCTCCTACATTTGTAGGATTGAATTTAAGTTCCACTATAAATGGCGTTACTGGAATAAGTAGCGGAACAAATGTTCCATTGTTAGGATTTAATTTTGCGCCATCAGCCGTCAATTATATAAGCTTTACCAATTCAATTACTGGAACTGCGGTAAGCATGGCAGCGGTTGGGAGCGACCCAAATGTTCAATTAAATCTTTTTTCTCAAGCGGCTGGTAATATTGCACTCTTAACGACTGCCACTAGCAATGGATTTTCTTTTTATAGCGGAACGGTCTATCAGCATCAGACCGTTTTTAACATGGCAAACACGTCTGCCGTTCGAATAGTCACTTGGCCAGATGCAAGCGGAACGGTAGCATTTACCTCTGGCGCATCTGGTATTGTGAATCCAGGTCTCGCCAATCAACTTGGATATTACGCAGCGGCTGGTAGTACAATTTCAGGATTAAGTACGATTGACAATGGAGTGCTTGTAACAGGCGCATCAGGAATTCCTAGCATCAGCACCACATTGCCCTCAGGTCTAACTATACCAGGCTATCAAACCACAATTACGCCAGCAGCTCTCACTGAAGTCAATGACACCAATGTAACAATGACCCTTGGAGGAACACCAGCTACAGCTCTCTTGCAAGCGGTTTCTATGACATTGGGATGGACTGGTGAACTAAGCGGTGCTCGCGGTGGTACTGGCGTAAATAACGGAGCCAGCACATTTACGATGGGTGGAAACGTAGCATTCTCTGGGGCATATACCTTCGCAGGAACATTGACTGCAAATACTGCTGTAACATTTCCAACTAGCGGAACCTTGGCGACTACTTCTAGTGCATCCGGTATAGTCAATAGTGGTTTAATAAACCAAATGGCGTGGTACGCATCAAGTGGTACTACAATTAGTGGATTAGCTACCGCTAACTCAGGTGTATTAGTCACATCAGCTGGTGGCGTTCCTAGCATAAGTACTACATTGCCAAATGGTTTGGCCATGGGAACACCTGCTTCAATTACATTAACGAATGCCACTGGATTGACTCTTTCTGGTATCACGGGTCTTGGAACAGGAGTGGCAACTGCTTTAGCCATAAATGTTGGAACAGCAGGAAGTTTTATAGTTAATGGTGGTGCTCTTGGAACTCCAAGTTCAGCCACATTAACCAATGCAACAGGTTTGCCACTAACTACAGGTGTTACAGGAATTTTGCCATCTTCAAATGGTGGAACGGGGGTAAATAATGGCTCAAGTATATTAACATTAGGTGGAAGTTTAACCACTAGCGGAGCATTTGCATCTACATTCACGATGACCGCGGCTACAAGTGTCACATTTCCAACAAGTGGCACGTTGGCTACTACCTCAAGCGCTTCAGGAATAGTAAATAGTGGGCTAATTAACCAGTTGGCTTATTATGCAGCGGCCGGAACAACTTTAAGCGGCCTAGCCACTTCTGCTTCTGGTGTCTTAGTTACATCGGCAGGTTCGGTTCCGAGTATAAGCACTACCCTCCCATCAGGCTTAACTATACCTGGATACCAGACAACAATAACACCTGCTGCAATGACGGAAGTAAACGATACGAATGTCACTTTGACATTGGGTGGCACTCCTGCGACCTCTCTTCTTCAAGCCGTATCATTAACTCTTGGCTGGACTGGAGTCCTTTCCGGTGCGCGGGGTGGTACAGGCGTTGCTAATACAGGTTCTACTTTCACAATGGGAGGGAATGTAGCCTTTAGTGGAGCTTATACCTTTGCGGGAACATTGACAGCTAACACAGCAGTCACATTTCCTACTTCTGGAACATTGGCTACGACTTCCGGCGCCTCAGGTATTGTGAACTCAGGATTAATTAATCAGGTGGCTTGGTATGCAGCCGCAGGAACGACACTGAGCGGATTAGCAACGGCTAACTCAGGTGTATTGGTAACATCGTCAGGTGGGGTTCCAAGCATTAGTACGACTTTGCCGAGCGGTTTGGCTATGCAGACTCCTGCATCGATTACTTTGACTAATGGAACTGGTTTGCCAATTAGTGGAATTACAGGCTTAGGAACAGGAGTTGGAACTGCATTGGCCGTGAATGTCGGTACAGCAGGCTCCTTTGTTGTAAATGGAGGAACATTAGGTACGCCTTCAAGTGGAACGTTAACGAATGCCACTGGATTACCGATTGTAGGAATAACAGGTCTTGGAACGGGGATTGCAACGGCATTGGCAGCTAACCTTAACGGGTCTGGCGCTTTTGCAGCGACGACTAGCCCCACTTTTGTCACGCCAGCTTTAGGGGCAGCCACTGCAACCAGCATCAATTTTGGTGGAAGCTCTTTAAGTACTTATGCTCAGTATCAGACATGGACTCCGTCTATAAGTTTTCAAGTACCTGGAGATTTAACGGTAGTTTACTATCAACGATTAGGATTTTATTCTCGAATCGGGGATATTGTCACGCTAACATTTTCTATAGATTTTGTTCCAACTTTCACAACATCATCAGGAGCTTTTGAAATCACGGCATTGCCTGCTACAGTGCAAAACAGCGCCGGCTCAAACGCATATGGAAGTTGTATATTTCAAACAATCGCTTATCCAACGGGATGCACAAGCATATGTTTGGAAGCTGTTAATAATACCACTATAATGTATGTATCAGGGAATGGAACTGGTGTATTAGGGGGATATGTGTCACAAACGCAAGTCACGTCAGGAGTAGAGCGTCTCATTCAAGGAAGTATTTCCTATCTTGCAATGTAAATTGACTCAGTATACTAATTAGTCAAAGCATTCTATAATAACATACCAATTTTAAAAAGGATTTTAAAATGCCAATCATCAGTGTAACTCCAGGTCAAGTAGGCTTAGTAGGTGTATTACCAAGCATTGCTTACATTCAAACTACAGATACAGTTGCAGAAGTTACTGCTACTGGTTATTTGAATAAAGTAGTCGCTGAGGGAACTCAGTTCTCTTTGCCTTGTATTGCTGCGGTAACGACTAAAGCAACTCCAACATCAGTGCCAGCAGTAGGGTGGTATGAAATTCAGCATGTTGGTATCAACTGGTCATTAGAGGCAGGTTCTAACACAGCTATTGCCTTGACGAATGGTCACATCTTCGTAGGTAATGCAAGCAACATTGCCACTGACGTTGCCATGACTGGTGATATCACAATCAATAACGCAGGACTCACAGCAATTGGTGCTGGAAAAGTCGTTGACGCTCAAATCAATGCTGCTGCTGGGATTGACTTCAGTAAATTAGCAGCATTAACTTCAGGGAATATCCTTGTAGGTAGTGCAGGAAACGTGCCAACTTCTGTCGCCATGTCTGGGGCTGGGTCACTAAATAATGCTGGAGTTTTATCTTTGAATCCTGGTTATGCAGTGCAGACTGCTGTCGTTACTATGACGGCGTCTCAAGTTGTTGGGGCGTATGCTACGCCTGTTGCATTAATTCCAGCCCCAACGGCAGGATTTGGCATCCTTTTGCTGAATGCTGCCGTGGTGACTGAGGTTAGTACGGCCTTTGCCACGGGTGGTGTCGCTATTGTTGAATATGGCAATGTTGCTCATGGGGCTGGTACAAATGCATTGAGCGCAACCATACCAGCGGCAGAGATTAATGCCGCGTCAAGTCAGGTTTATTCAATGACTGGATATATTGCAACGACGGTTACAGCGACGTCTGCAATAAGCGGTCTCGGTGTTTATTTTTCGAATGCGACCGGGGCATTTACAGTGGGAACGGGAAGTACCGTTACAATATCACTTGCGTACATGGTATTGCCAATAGTTTAATCATTACACATAAGGAAATAAGATGAACTTAGAACAATTAAAAGAGAGAGCCCTTGAACTTGAAAGGGCTTTAACCCAAACAAGCAATCAATATCAAATAATCACAGGCCACATTGCTGAGAATAAGCATTGTATTGCTGAGCTAGAGAAAGCTGCGCTGGAGAAAACTAAGCTAGAGCCTGTTGCAAATCAAGAAGTTCCTCCTGTAGTATAGCGAGCTTGATGGAATGTCATTTCACCTGACTTCTTACCGTGCGCAGGCAGACGTTCCATCACCCACTTTCTTATTCAAGGATAGCATATGAAAATTAAATTAGCCGAGGCGTTACTTCGTCGCAAAGAATTAGAATTAAAGTTAAAAGTTGTACAAAATATTCAGGAAAATAAATTAGTTTATCAAATTCGTGCTCAGCGCATAAAGGTCACAGATGGTCTTGAAGATTTGAGTGCTGATATGCCTAAATTGGAACTTTCACAAGTCACTGCTGAATTTGATTATGTGGCTAAACAATTACGCTTAGTAGATGCCCTAATTCAGCAAGCCAATTGGACGACGGAATTAGAAGTTGATCCTATGGTAATGGAAGCTTTTCCTATAAAAGAGTAGTAATATAGTTTTAAGATAGCCTGATGGTATGAGAAAGGCCGCTAGGAGCCTTAATCCTAAGTAGCAGTACTGTTGCGTTGCCAGAGTATGTCTGTAACATGCATCTTAACTGTAGCTCAATTGGTAGAGCATAAGACTTATAATCTTAGTGTCGCAGGTTCAATTCCTGCCAGATAATAGACTAGAAATAGTTGTGGTTCGATTCCACCGTTCCCCATTCAAGGGGGGACGCAGCCAGGAGGTCTGGCCTACTGCCCCCACTAACTCCGCTTACTTGAACAGTTTAGATCCGTTGTCCCGAATGACCGATTGCGATTAAATCCGATTTCCGACTACGATAATTCCGACTAACCAGCTCATTATCAGGCTATCTCTTCCCTTTTTAAATATCCCTGATATACTTATTTTGATGCCCGTGCTTTTTTTTTATCCGTTTTGTCCAAACTAACGTAACGCGGGCATCAACAAGGAGAATCATGACGCCATTGACGGTTGAGGAAAGATTCCAAATTTGTATGCAGGTCATCCTTGAGCATGAGGGTGGTCTATCCAATGACAAGCGTGACCCGGGTGGCGTGACTAACTGGGGGATATCGCTTAGATTCTTACGCGCCTCTGGCTTAGAAATAGATGGTAATGATCATGCCGATGCAGAAGAGATCATTGCACTTACAAAGCCTAATGCGATTGAAGTTTATCGTGAAGCCTGGTGGGTTCCATATCACTACGCTGACTTCATTCACATAGAAGTTGTCTCCAAAGTTTTTGACCTGTCTGTGAATATGGGAAGCATGTCTGCTCATAAAGTCCTACAAGAAGCTTGTAATACTCTAATTAAGCCTCCTTTGACTGTTGACGGTCTATTGGGAGCTAATACCTTTCATACAGCAAATGCTTTAGATCCATTTTCACTCCGACAAGCCTTACGGGAAAGTGCCAAGGAACGGTACTTAGCAATATTAGCTGATAAACCAGCCATGGAATGGGCGCGTAACGCATGGCTATCAAGAGCAGCCTGGTAAAGAGGCACACTGAATCTAATGAACAGATTGCTGCAATGGACTGGCTAAGACTCCAGCATCCAGAGGTAGCACTTCACACTATGCATATTGGTAATGAGCGCAAAGCTACCTACTATGCGGGCTATATTATGAAGCGAATGGGAGTCCTCAGGGGCGCTTCAGACCTTTTCATAGCATGGCCTTGTCGGGAATACCATGGGCTATTTATCGAGGTGAAATCACTCACTGGTAAGCCCACTCCCGAACAGCGAGACTTTATCGGCCGGATGGTTCTTAAGGGATATTATGGCTGCTTTTGCTATGGAGCCGAAGAAATTATCCAAGTGATTACTTGGTATCTGAATCTTCCTTAAATGGATCACTAAATCCACGAAGCCCAGCGAAGAATTCATTTACAAAGTTTGCGGAAGTTTCGGGACTCGGCTTAGCTTTTTTATAATGATTTTCGCAATAATATCCATCTTTTATGCTCCTCTTTAGGCATCCATTCGCATTGCATTTAAAACGGTATTTCATCATTTTCAATCTCATTCTCATTAAAAGGAATTTCTTCGAGCTTCTCTTGTTTAAATTCCTTAGTCTTCGGTAAGAATCGCAACTCATGGGCAATAATGCATGTCCGATGGATTTCTACACCATCCTTTCTGGTGTACTTTTGGTTATCAATCTCACCTTGAACAAACAGCATATCGCCAATTCCAACATACTTCTCAGTTATTTCCGCGAGCTTAGCAAAACAGGATATATTATGCCAAGTCACTTTTTCGCACTTCTCGCCAGCTTTACTTACATACTTCTTAGAGGTAACCATACTAATGTTGGTAACGCGATCACCTGATGGCAATGTCTTTGTATCAATCTTGCCTACGCGACCCAGAATTTGAGCTTGATTAAACATGATTGCACCTATGCTTTACAAAGTTGGATTAAGTAATGCTCGGCTTGCTGCTCTGACAACTCACTGATTGAGTTGACTTCATAATACTCAAGCGCTTTCAAACGACGTTCCGTTGTAAAGCCCTTCTCTTCCAGCAAAGCCATGATTTTCTTAGCTTGCTGCGGTGTTATAGCATTAGTAGGCTCTAATTCCGTTGGCTCTTCTTCTGTACTCGACAGGACGTCAGGTTCTGTCTCGGCTAGTTCTTCTTTCTTTTTCAAATCCTGCTTGAGAAATTCTGTCCTTGAAACCTTATCGTCGACAACTTTATACTCAGCTTCTATATAGTCTTCGACCTCTTCGCGTGGCTTAATTCCCTTTAGAGCGTCAGGGAAAGCGTCTCTTAGGCAAAATCCTCTAGCCCTGAGCTTCAGCATTCTTTCTGGGTATTGCGTCCAAACACCACCTTTTGAAAGTAATCCCGCGGTCTTTGCATTTTCCAAGGTAAACTCACTAATCTTATCGGCGCGTCCCATTCTCTTCACAACACATCTAAACCCGAAAGTCTTGCTATCTTTTATGATTGCCTCCTCGATGATATCAACGAAATCCTTATGTGCCATGCAGAGCGCGAGCATATCATCACCCCACATTGCAGGCTTGCCGTTAATGACTGCAATACATTGCATGGACTGCTCAGGGGATAGCCCGACCTGATAGCCCATAGCCCAGCAGATAAATAGATCTTGTGGCTTCCCACGAAAGGATTTAGGCACTAACTCCGAACTGGATAATTTTGATGCTAATTGCATATAATGAGGTGCTAATTCTTTTGAAAAAAGGCTGTCGTCTAGGCGATTTTGACCACCTCGTGTTAATTCCATCACTGGTTTTTCTGTATGTGGTAATTCCATTGACATGTTAATTTCCTTATTTAATATTAAAAACGCGCGTTCCTTTCTTAGTTGCTTTCCAAGTGGCAATCACTTCTCCACTATGCTCAATGAGGTATTCAGAATCGCCCATGAAGGTCATTAGCTGCATTTTGAGATTATCTTCAAGCTTTTCTAACGATTTAATTTGTTGTTTAACGTTGGAAAATTCAGCAAAAGTATTGGCGATTTTATAGGTGGCTTGAGCGATTTTATCGGCGATTGGCTTACGATATTTAAGGCGACAATCATTGGTATTAATTGGATCGGGTTCAATTTTATTCTGTACACAATTCCAGAAATCAAGGTCAGCTTTTAGGATTAATTCTTCAAGGGATTTATCACGCTCGTAGATAAATTGACCGTATTCAAATCCGCCAATAAGTACAGCACAATATCCGCGCGTAGCATCCGCAACCATTACTTGCTTAGCAATTTGAATCAGGTAAGCTATTGGAATTCCATCACTGATATTGGGATCCCATTCTCGTCGCTGGAAGGAGTTAGCGCATTTTGCCTCGACAACGGCGCGCTCTGATTCAACCCAGCCATCGAGATTAGCAAAGATGAAAGGGTAAACAGCGTGATAAATAGTATCAGGAAAAGTAATATCCAGGCTATTTTCTTCTGAAAACCTTTTAATGATAAGGGGTTCAATCGCGTTACCCCAATATTGCTGTTCCGTTGTTTCCGGTTCTTCATTCGTCACTATCCCTGTTTTTTCTAAATAAAGCTGATAGGGGGTTTTATAGCTTGAGTAGCCCATAATTATGGCCGTATCACTAGCCCCGAGCCCTTCGCGTCTTCTTAGTCTTTGCTCTTCCGTTAGCATATTTTTCTCCATTTTCTGTAACATAATTCATACACACCGTTAAATCAATAGTGCATAAGTTGTTGATTTAATATATCTTAGTGAAAAAGTTACTTAGAGCTTAATTATGCATAGAAATTCTTTACTTGCCGCCGTGATAGGAATGGGAATAGCCTTACTGATATTATGCGTGATATTAGCTGCTAGGTTACCGATTGAACGTTGTGGATTAACAATAAATGTATTTGACGCCGAAACGCTACAGGCAGCGATTTCAGAATTGGAGGTTAAACGATGAAAAATTTAAAAAGGGTTTCCATACCCGATGGATCTACGTAAACCCCCGGCAACCCCTGCTATGGGTTTACTAATTTCTATTAAACAAAGCTTTTGAGGAGTTTGTTTAATCACTACATGTTTCTCAAACACGAGGTAATAATACCATGTCTATACAACGAAATACAACAGCTATTCTTCAACATGATGCTTCACCTTTTACTACCATGTTCAATGACGTTCTCCAGGGGATTAAACACACTGGGGCTTTAGGCGTTTATTGTTATCTCGCAAGCAAGCCAGCCGGGTGGGTAATACGTCGAGAAGAACTCCAGGCGCATTTTAATTGCGGACGCGATCACATTCGAACGTGCATTAAATTTTTAAAGTGTCTGGGCGTTCTCGTCATTACTCCCCGAAAATCTGAAAATGGAAAGTATAACGGCTGTGACTGGACGTTATTGAGACATATTCCATCAAATTGCACAATCGTTGCCGAAGAGCGGGAAACCCGTACTGCGGATAACACGGCATCCGGTAACCCCCCCCCTATAAATAAAAAGAAAGATCTAGAAATAAAAGATCTTAATAAACATATAGGGCAAACGGATAATTTTGGGCTTGCTGAGATGCTTGAGGACAATCCCCACAACATCGATCCGCCATTGATTAAGCAGTGGCTTATAAACCGGAAGCGCTGGCCAGTGAGCCGGGTGAGCTGGCAACGGCTGAATCGCGTATTGTCTGAATTGCTTCAGAAAGGCATTAAGCCCTATGACGCCTTCGAAGCTATGGTAGCTAATTACTGGCGTAGTCTTGAGGTTCATTACTTCGAGCAAGAATTTAAGCTTAAAAAGCAAACGAAGCCCATGGCTGACCTCGAGTCAACCGCTTGGGCTGAGAATTTAGACTCGGATTGGGGGCTGCCAGAATGATTAAACAAATTTCCGAGGTTATCCAGCTGGCGAATGCTAGGCCAGAAACGCCCGTAAAACGTACGATCGACGACATAACAATTCATATTGTGAACGAATTGTTTAAAAGGTTTTCAAGCATCTACGGATTTGTTGATCCAATTTTCAAAGAAACCAAACAGCTTGACGCCCACAAGCGAGAATGGATGCTAGCCTTCATGGAGTCCAAAATAAATTCTCTTGGGATGCTAGACCAAGGTTTAAAAAAATGCCGGGAATCAGAAAGCAAATTTATACCCGCGATAGGTAAATTTATCGCTTGGTGTGAAGAATCCTTCGAGATTCCAACGCTTGACCGCGCTTATGATGAAGCTTGCAAAAACTCTTATCCGGGGTGTGATAAGTCCTGGTCACACAAGCTAGTACAACATGCTTGGAAGCTCTCGGGATCTAATTTCCTATCAAACTCCGCCAGGTCTGTGAGTTATCCCGTATTCAAGCGCAATTATGACATTGCTTTTCGAGAATGGCGTGCTGGCAAACCCATTGCTGAGATTGAAATTCCCAAGGCACTTACTTTGCAACCCGATCCAGTGAAAAGCAAAGAGGTTTCTCGAAAAGCTATCCAAGATTGCCTAGCAAAGTTGCGGGGAACGGCCTAAATTTCGCCATAGCGATGCGATCTGATTAATTTAATGGGATTGCATAGGGTGGGTAATTAAAGCCCCGCAAAACGCAAATTTAGAGGTTTTACAGGGGGAGGCGTTAATTGAAGACGATCAGGTTCCGTGAACGCACAAAGAGGCGATTACGGTTATCGGTGATTTATGGTTGCTTGGCGATCATAGGCTATCATGCGGGGATTCTACTGTGGCAACTGACATCGACGATTTGCTTGACGGCCAGTATCCCAATACCATGATAACAGACAAACTCTTTATTATTTTCTTCATCCTTTTTTGCTCTTTTTGTTAGGCATTTTAACTCCTTTTATTCAAGGTGTGGTTGAATATTAATCCGCTGTATGAAATTTGTTGTAGCATAATCTATGCAATCCTCGAGAGTATGAAAAACTGCGAAGGTTTTAATCTGTGTTTCTTCTGGTTCCTTATCTTCCTGCACAATCAAATAATAATATCCATGGGAATATTTTGTTATTTCTTTAATACTTGCCCTCTGTATCAAAGTAGATTCGGGTTTATGATAAAAAACTTTTTGCCCGATGTTAAAATCTTTTTGAAAATTGTTCATGATTATACCACCCTAAGCCAATGAAGAATTACCGGAAGCAAAACGGATGTGATAAAAGCGCCCATTGTAATCTTGTAAATACCTCTAATTTCATCCATTCCATTCTCTAGCCATTTGATGCGTTCGTCGTTTACGCGCAGCTGAATTTCATGTTCTATAAATTGCTCTTCTTTCATTTTTTACCCCACCTTTTTAAATTTCCTAACCCACTTAATCCCACCTTTTGGCCACTTTCTTTCAACTTCTCGATCATTGCAGCCTTTGTAAGCCGTTCGCGCAATCTTAAGCGCGTCTGTTCGGATACTTGTTCGCCTGTTCTTCCTAGGTTTCCTTCTTTGAATCGTGAATTAGTGCCCTTTGTTATTAAGTTCACAGTAACCACTTTTTCATAATTGCGCTTAACAGCTCTTTGCGATTTTTCCCTAGTGGTTTTACTCAATATTCCTTTTTGAACATCTAACCCAAACATTTTTTTATATTCAAGTTCAGTCATAAAATGCTTTTGTCGAACATGAGTAAGCACTCGATGAAAATATTTGCCACAAAGTTCACACTGCGGCTTTCCCTCGTTATTGTATTTTATAATTCCATACATTTTTTACCATCCAAAATGTTTAAGAATCACAGGCATTATAAAGCCCGTGATCGCTATTGTGATTAATGTATTCAAGCGTGATACCGTCTGCTTGCCTATAATTTCTAGCATCCGAATTCGTAACTCATGGTCGATAAATTCATCTTTGTTCATTGTTTCCCCCTCAGTCATAAAGCATATGAAATAGTGTTAGCGCACATTGTGGCCAGTAGTTTTCTAATAACTTTTCTTCAACCAATTGCTTGTTGCTTTTGTGTGGATTAAGCGGACGATTAAGAACTTGGTTATACCAGGCAATTATATCGCAATTCATGAATGGTATAAAAACCGTGTTGCATAAGCCTTGCAACCAGTCTTGAATATACTGCGGACAAGGAATTCTACCGTTGTAAATCATTTCCGCTTCAAAGCGCCTCTTAACTTCTATTAACCTTTCAATCTTTGAGCCTGTAATTTCTTCGCTAATCCCGGCTACCAGTAAATCTTGAAACTTTTTCATAATTAAAACCTTATATTTTTAAAGTTGTATAAGTAATTTCTGTAGTCCTCTCAATGCTAAATTTTTTATCACAATTCCCGCATTCTTCCTCCTCCACCCAGTCGGGTACTTCCCAAGAATCCGAATGCTCATATAAACACCACGGGCACTTGATCGCCTGTGTATGCCAGGTGCTAAAATCTTCGTCGATCATGCTGCATCGCCCTTTAATTCTAAGCCTGCTATAAAAGCGCCCATCCAAGTTGAAAGTTTACCCTTATTTACATACCCTTCACGCGATACAAGGCTTATCCCACCGCTTTCGTTGCACATTCTTACCAACTTAATACCGCCGTAAGCTTGATCGAGATGATAATTTCCTATATTGCCCGTAAGTTTCCCTTCAATCCGCGTGTAAGGCTCAGCGGGCGAACCTGTTAGCTGATTAATCCGGCTTACTTGGGATTCTAGTTGCTTAATAGTTACTCTTGACATTTTTTTACCCCTGCTAGTTAATATGTGCGTATATTACTACTATAAAGTGTATAAAGCAAGGATTATTTTAGATTATTTCACAAAATTTTGTTTATCGAGTATAGTTTAAGCAAGTGGATTAAATTGAGGTTAAAGAATGAATGCATTGATGCGCTGCCCAACTTGCAAGGGACAAAAGAAACTAGCGAAACTCGGTGGTGTCGTTGGTGACTGTGATACCTGCGAAGCTTCGGGCAAAATTAAAGTTAAGGATAAGCCAGTTCCATTTGTAGTTAATCGCGATGACATTTTATCGCCAGCTTTTCCCGAGATTGTAAAAGAAGTTTCAAGTGTTGAGCCTGAATTACTCCCCGCAATACCTAGCCTTAGCGCTGTACAAGCCTTAAAGGCACAGGGCAAAAAGGTTGCGTTTAAACATAAGAGCAAACAATCATGAGCCTAAGTAACCCGAATGAGCATAAGCCTACATATAGCCTAAAAGTGCGTATTAAAGACTTGGCAGTAGCGGGTATTCCATTGTATTTAATCGCGCGGATTGTCGAACTAGACGACGATACAGTGAAGCGCCACTATAAGCGTGAATTAGACTGCGCAGAGCCTGAACAAGTAGAAAGAATTTCAAAGATAGTGGCTATCCAAGCGGAAAATGGTAATGAGAAGTCACAGGCGCTTTATCTTAAGACTAAGGGAGCAAAATACGGTTGGGTTGAAAAGCAGGTAGTCGAAACTGTGAGCGCTGAGGATACCCAAGAGCTACGCGAAAAAATCGTGGCTCTTGAAGAAAAGTATTCAAAGGATTATTAAAAAACTTTGAAAAAGTGTAAAAGAACTGGGATTGCAATAAGTGTGCAAACTGCACTACCGAACCGCAAAATTGCCAAAACTTTTGTAAGATTATAGCGTAATATTGTCATATTGTTGTCAATCTTGTCAAAGCGCTTATCGATGGTGTGATGCTTTTCTGCGTGCATTCTTAGTTTAACTTCGTGTTGGATCCATTTTTCCGTTTCGATACTACTCATACGTTTACACTTACTGTCAATTCTTCTTGCCCTGATATAGATACAAAAGCATAATTACCCCCCGGTAATTGTCCTCCCTGCCAAGGCCCTCTCCAGTTTAGCTTTTTTAATAATGATCGGGCAGCGTTTTCAATATTTGTAGAATCGTCAATGTTAAAATCCCAGTTTAATACTGCCTGATAGTTCGAAAAACCCCACGCTTTAACCCGCGCGGGTTTTATATTGGTGGGTGGTAGAAATTTTACTTGTATTGCTTGCATGATTAACCCCTTATGCTGCTGATTCGATTTTAAGTAAGTTTGGGCGTAGTCTGTAAATCATTGTATGGATTTTATCAGGCTCACCATGGAAACCTTTGCACACTCTCGCAATGATTAAAGTTGTCGTGCAATCGTCATTGATAGTCATTGTTAACTCACTGGCTTTGGGAAAGTCTAGCCAACTCTCGCATTGTTGGCCGTCCTTGACTGTATTCAAAGAGAGCTTGCTTGATTGTACTCTCGCAACACTACGATACTCTGCTTGAAATTCGGGAACCTCTTTGTACCAAGAGTTGCTTACAAGTGCCCATTCATATAAATGAGCGTGTTTTTTTAAGTCTGCTAGTGTTTTCATTTTATTTTGTTTCCTCTAAGTTGCTGATATATTCTAAAAGGTTTTTAACTACTTTTGGCTCTAAGTAAATTGTATTATCGCAATCGCGATCAAGGCTAGAGCCAGTTCTTAAAATTAAATTTCTAGGTGTACGTTCTATGTAAACCCCGTCACCAAGATAAGAATTCTTTTCTTTTTCTTCTGGTGTCATTTTGCTTTTTGCAAGATATTGATCATAGTAGAAAGACTCTAAGGATTCGATTTTTGCAAGCTCATGACGATAATAATTGACCTTGTGATCATCTTGACTAGTTGTGTGCTTTTTTATCTCGCTTCTTAGGAATGTCTCCAAGTCTAAAAGAGCGCAAAAAGTTTGTTGGTGTATTGTGTGCATTGTAAACCTCTTAGTTGAATTATTGTTCGGTAATGTGATAAGTATAATCAGTATTAGCTTGATACCTTTCACAATCCCTCAATGTTTTACGTGCTCTCTCCATGCTAGTTGTTTGCATTATCGCTCTTTCTTGCGAGTTATATAGTTCATACACTATATACGTTGTAAGTTGTTCGTGATCGACATGACGCGCATAATTTGGAAAAACTTCGAATTCAGAATTGCTTGATTCTAAAAGCGCACTACCATCGTTAAATATCCACATAGTTTTTTCGTCTTGCCAATTATTATTCCGCTCAACGCATAGTCGCATTAAGTTAGCGTGCGTTAATGTTTGATTGTCTAGTTTGTTTAAGTTAAATGCTGCTGTTGCTAGTGTAGTCATGTTATACCCCTTGAGTTAAATGTGGCGCGCTATTGCTAGCGCTGTTAATGAGAGTGAGCTTATTCCGACTACAATCACAGGGATTGATAAGAGTGACCAAAATATAGTTTCGAAAGTTTCCATGTTTAAACCCCTTCAGTTGATGTAGTTTCGTTGTCTAACTCGCTTAGCATTTCAATTAGTAACTCGAATGATGATTTAAGTTGTTCAGCGCTAGTGTTTACGTTCTCTTGATTCATGTTTATCTCTTGTTAGTTAAGTTGCATGTATCTTACTACTCTTAAGTGTAATAAGCAAGTGTTATTTTAAATATTTTTGTAAATTGTTTGGGCACGCTTATATAGTTAGTCAAAATCGGTTAGCTTAAAAGCTTGCTGATTGAAGGACGGCTTAGTTTCATGGCGCGGGCTATCTGGCTTATGTTGTGGCCGGCTTTACTTAGCTCTATGGCCTCAGTACGCCGGCTATAGTCTAATGTTGGTCGACCTAAGTGCTTACCCTTACTTTTAGCTAAGTCTATTCCCTCACGCTGCCTCTTACGAGTGAGAGTGCGTTCGAACTGGGCTATCATACCTAGCATTTGCAACATCATAGTACTAACTGGATTCTCTTCACTAGTAAAAGTTAAGCGCTCCGTGTGGAATATTATTGTTATGTTACGTGACACTAAGCTATCTACAAGCTCTTGTAAGTCACGCAAGCTTCGCGCTAGTCTATCTATACTATGTACGTGTAGCGTGTCGCCTGATCTTATATATGCAAGGCATGCGTTAAGCTGTGGCCTATCTTTCGATGCACCACTGATCTTGTCGATGAACTTACGATCTATATATATAGTATCAAGTTGACGATCAATACATTGACCCTCGCTACTTACTCTGATGTATCCGATGTGTTCACCCATGTTAGACCTCACTATATATATAGTTAGTGATAGCTTCGAGACTGCACTCGATCTTTTCCTCTAAGCCATGACGATTCCATACCGTTATATACTTATCAAGATAGGTCGGCACTATAGTACAGTCGTGCGGGATCAAAAGTTGTCTTGCTTGCTCTAAGGTGATCATTATATTACTCACTATTGTTAAAGAGAGAGCATTCTATAATAGCTTTACTGCGTATGTAAACAAAGATTATATAAAGAGTTTAATGCATCTTAATCAGAGTATATAAGATAGTGCAGCGATGTATGACGCAATGCTATAGCTTTAATGCAGTGGATTAAAATAAATTAAAATAAGTGTTGACACAATACACTTAAGAGTATATACTATCTTCATAGTGTTAAGAGGAGGTAAGCATAGATAGGCATAGGGGAGGCTGGTAGCTATGGCCGGTAGGGTACGTGCGCCTTTGATTTGTTCGGGGGGTATACCCCGCCACAGCAGGCCGTATCATAGAGATGGAGCCAGTACTCTGCGTTGATACCACTGCT